TAGGTATTTCTAACCTATGCCGTGTTGTACGTGCAGACGTTGACACGAAACAATTGGAAGCAACACCAATTGAGCCAACAAGTCCAGCAGCAATTGGAACATATTGGTTAGATGAATCTGCTACAGGTTCGACATACGGTTTATTCACTCATCCAGGTCTGGTAGTAGGCGAAAGCTGGGCTCCGGTGACTATTGACTTAGTATTCAATGACATTGTACCATTTGGTGGTGCAAATGGAAATCATGCTGTATCATTTGATTCGGTCAATGGTATCTTATCTTACTATGTTAAGGCAGCTGGTGTTTGGACACAATTAAGTGGTGCTACAGGCGCAGATAGTATTGTTATTCAATCTGTATGGCCAGATTTAAGTACCGTAACAGATCCAAGATATTGGGTTAAGACCGGTTCAGCAGCTCAGGGTGCAAATCTTGTTCTACGTAAGATGGATGCTACAACATCTTCATTCTTGCAAGTCGAAGCTCCAATTTTAGCAGATGATACAGCAGCCAATTTATATTACAGAACAAATCCATTAGGATCAACTGGTCAGATTTATATTCAGGCTGCATCAGGTTCAAATATATTGAGGTTCTATACATCAACTGGCGCAACTGGCCCATGGGCACCGATGGCAGGTATTGTTGGATCACAAACAGTTCCTACACAAGGTCCTGCAAATGGTCAATTATGGTTTAATGCATTATTGGGATTAGACAGCAATGGTTTGTCAGTAGTCGACGTATTAGTTTCAGATGGCATCGATCACTGGGAAAATTGCAGCTTACCAGGAATGAATGCAACTTCAACACCACCACTACCTGGCACTGTAGGTAATCCTACATTGTATGCTCAACCAGCTGATCCACGTAGTGATCTTGTAGTACCAGTATTAGTTGCCGGCGACCTTTGGGTCCAAACTGATGTTTCTCCTTATCCAGTTATATTCCGTTGGAGTGGCTCTGCTTGGACATTAGTAAATAATTCAGATCAGACAACACCAAATGGTATCATATTCCAGGACGCTCGTCCAAACCCATTCTATAAATTAGGTGGTGTAATTGGTACAGGCGCTAACAATGGTGGCGGTAATTATCCAGACTTAGATGCAGATGCCCCACAACCAGCATTGTATCCAAAGGGATTTATTTTGTGGAATACACGTTATTCAACAAATGTTGTTAAGGATTGGCAGTCTCCATATGTGTTTGATACAGTGACAGCATCTCCAGATAATACAAACGGTGGTTCCACCGGTCGTTGGGTTAACAGATCCGGTAATAATGCAGGTGGTGTACCTTACATGGGTGCAGCAGCGCAACAAATTGTTATTGTACAGGCAATCCAGGGTGTAATTAATTCGGATGAAGATATTCGTGCAGAAGATCTATACTTCAACTTAATTGCTGCTCCGGGATTCGTTGAAGCTATTGATGAAATGCTTGTATTGAATGATGATCGTAAGGATACAGCATTCGTTGTAGGCGACACACCATTTACATTGAATCCATCGGGAACAACACTTCAGAGCTGGTCAACGAATGCATCTATTGCATATGACAATGGTACATCTGGTCTTGTTTCTGCAAGCAAGTATTTTGGTGCATGGTATCCAAGTGGATTGACATCAAATGTTGATGGAACTGATGTAGTTGTTCCACCATCACACATGGCTCTTCGCACAATTGCATATAATGACCAAGTTGCTTATCCATGGTTCGCTCCAGCAGGTTTACAGCGCGGTATTGTTAACAATGCATCAGCAGTAGGTTATGTCAACTCGGCAGGACAATTTATTACAGTTAAGTTGAATGAAGGCCAACGCGATATCTTATATCAAAATGGTATTAATCCAATTCGTGTAATGCCACAGGGCGGTATTGTTGTATTTGGACAGAAGACACGTCAGCCATATTCAAGTGCAACAGATCGTATCAACGTAGTTCGTCTAGAAAACTACTTGCGCTACCAGTTAAACAATCTTGCACAACCGTTCTTATTTGAACCAAATGATACAATAACACGTAAATCCGTGTTAGATGCATTCAATAGATTCTTGTCAGAACTTATTACATTGCGTGGTTTATACGACTTCTTGGTTGTTTGCGATTTAAGCAACAACACACCGGCTCGTATCGACAGAAACGAACTATGGATTGATATTGCAATTCAGCCAGTTAAGGCAATTGAATTTATTTACATTCCAATTAGAATTAAGAATACTGGTTCTAGCTTATCAGCACCTTAAGTAGATAATTAACTTAATAGAAACCTGCTCCGGCAGGTTTCTTTTTGCCGATAAATATTTGCATGGATCAGGCTGTTTCTTTAAGACGATATATAAATTATATTCAACCTCAACAAAATATAGATTGTTGTACGGCATGCGCTACTCTTCTTGCCGCCGAAATAATTATGGCAACAACAGGAAATAGAATGAACTTTTCTCGTCTATATCTTTATTACATGACTCGAAAAATGCAAGATAGATTAGGATTGAAAGGGGTTGATTTAAAAGAAACACTAAATACATTAATGAGATATGGAGTTCCACCAGAGAGATATTGGCCTTTCTCGTTTAATAGAGTAAACCGGGAGCCACATCTAGAAGCAACCGAAGCCGCCGCTTATTACAGATTATTATCTTATAAAGAAGTAATTCCTAGTGAATATAAAGAATATTTGAATCAAGGTATTCCTGTAATTATCGGATTAAGAACAGGTAAGTTATTCTGGGAAATAAAAGGATCACTAGACGAGCAAACATATATGCCGATTAATAGATTAGATAATAGACAACAATCAAACGGACATGCAGTGACTATTATAGGATATGATGATAACATACGTGGTGGATCATGGATTATTGCAAATTCATCTGGCCCTAGTTGGGGTTATCAGGGATATGCAGCTATACCATATATCTGCAATATTGATATAGGTGAATCGTATGTTATCACTAACTTCGCAGGAATAAACGCCGGAAAAAAAATTCCGGAGATTTGATAAATAGTATTAGCTTTTACAGCAGGAGAAAAATATGGCAAATATAATCCCAACATTGTCTAAATTCGGTGTTCCGATTGGCGGTGTCAATCAGGGCATCTTACACCCTAAACAAAAATATCGTTTTAGAGTTATGTGGTATGGATTTGGCGATAATACTGGCTTGAGTCAGATGACAGCCAATGTCATGACATGTACTCGCCCAAAAATTACTTATGATGAAGTTAAACTCGATTCATATAACTCAGTAGCATGGATTCAAGGTAAGCATACCTTTGAAGCAATTGAAATTAAGTTACGTGATGATCTTACTAACTCAGTTGTATCATCTGTCGGTGCTCAGGTACAGAAGCAGATGAATCACTTTGAACAGACAAGTGCTGTGGCAGGTATTAACTATAAGTTTGCAATGGAAATTCATTCATTAGATGGTACTATCAATGAAGAATTAGAATCATGGTTCCTTGAAGGTGTATGGATTCAGGCAGCACAATACAGCGAAGCTGATTATGCAAGCGGTGATCCACAGGAAGTTACATTGACATTACGTTTCGATAATGCAACAAATCTTGCTGGAACAAATACAAATAATGGAACAACAGTAGGTGGAAATCCATATCCAGAGATAGCTGCTCCGTATAGCCCAACTGGTGGAACTACTTTCGCTTAATTTCGAAAGTATGGAGGTGGCTAGTGCCTAGCTTCACACGTTTACAGTCGTCGCTTATTGGCAGTGGGTTCTTTTATGAAAAGAGCTCACGCCATGCCGCGTATAATTTCAATCAATCAGCTCAATCTCTATATAGAAATCAGCCTAGATTTCCGTTTGAATATTATATCAACATAAACTTAAATAATATAGATACAGCAAAGGATTTTATTCAGGGATTCTTTGATAGCGCCAGTCTGTCTCAACTTATGCCATTAGTAAAGACAGTAGAAATGCCTAGTATGAAGATAGAATCTACACCGTTAAATCAGTATAATAGAAAAAGAATAAGTCAGACAAAGATAGCATTTGAACCAATTAAGATGGTCTTTCATGATGTGGCTGATGGTAAGACATTGGCATTCTGGGATATGTATTATAGATACTATTTTGCCGATGGTAACGAACCTGGCAAAAATCAAGTTAAAGATATTCCCACATTTGGCGGAACTTATCAAAATGAACCAGGTGGCGCCGGCGCCGGGCGAGGTTCGGCAGATTTTGCTGCAAGAGATCCGCGCAGATTAGATATACCACCCAGCCCCGAATCATCGACAAATACAAATGGTGATAAGAGTGCAATTCAGAATATTATTTCTGATACATTAGATAATCATAATTTTGGTTTTAATCTACCTACTGTACAGAATATAAGAAATCTAATTCAGACGATAGATATATATCAGGTTCACGGCGGTCGTTTTAATCAAGTTACATTAGTGAATCCTCGTATATCGGCATTTACACATGATGTTTTAAGTTATGCTGTTGGTGATAAAACACTTGAACTAACATTCACTTGGGAATATGAATACGCATATTATACGATACAGAATATGAAATTAGAAGGTGGAGAACCAAATAATTCTTCTACCATAGAACAATTTACACATGGTGATTTCTTAGAGTTATCTAATCTCTCATTTACACAATCTGATCCAGATTTTATTGAATCTCCAAATCCTTCGATACCAGATGGTGCTGACTCGCAGAATATAGGAAATAACGTGCAGACAGATTTGGGTACGGTAACGAACCCATATGTTCTTCCACCGGTAACGATTCAGGGGTATTCATCGTCGCTTACTCCAAATGCTGGCCCTCCACCGAGTTCCAGTTCCTTAAGTGGTATAGTAGACATTTCGCCACCAGCACCGGTAGATCAGAATCAGCGTTCTCGATCCTATAATTTAACAGGTGAGGGTATAGGAACTCCCTCGTCTCAGCCTTATAATATGCCTGCTATACAAACAAGACCGTTTGATAATACCGCTGCAATGGAAAACATGGCCGGCGGCACACCAGGGTCTACAGCAGCTTCAAGATCTAAATCTCTTAATTTACAGAGTGGAGTTCAGACTATTCCGCCTATGTATCCAGATATGGATAGGGCAAGTGGTCCATAATGGCAGTAGCGAATACCTCATCTATTGGTAGATTTAGTTCTCAGATGCTTACCTATCTAGGTACGCAGAGAACAGTTCAGGGTAAAACAAATACATTTAAGTACGCCACCGGTCCGACAGTATTTCCGAGTCCGGGATCATATTCTCAAGCAGCATTAGGTGCAGGCGTTGTAGGAAGTTTTTCTGCAGCATCATATGATTCGACGAAGTGCTATTTCTTATCACGTGGTGCAACTCAACTATATGCAGATACAATGACAGGGTTGGCAATTGATATAGCAAATATATTAGGTATTACTCCGGGTGCTCTATTAGTAGCATCAGAAGTCAACGGCCAGACAACATTATCTCCAGATTCATATACAGCATTTAATGCACTTAGAGACCCGGCAAATCAGGTGGGAACAGCCACCAGTGTTAGTAATAGAAATAGTCTTCAATCTAAACAAATAAGGTCTTAAATATGAGACTTTATGAATTAATAGACTTTGAGCCGAAACAAAGTAATCAAAGTGCAGGCCAATATTCCCGTCGTATTCAGCAGGCAATTAAACCGAGATATAAGGGTAGTGGATCATTTGGTGCCGCATATGCCACAGATTCCCCTAAACGATTAAATCAAATAACAAAGATAGGCAAGGCTGCTGAATTCGATGATAATTCACGAATCTCTCCAGTAGATAAGATTGAGAAAGATGGATACCTATCATGGCTATCTATGGTAGATCATTATAAAAAGCAAGGCGTAAATAATCCATATTTTCCAGTAATACATGATTTAAAGATAATGAAAGGGGAAGATGGTAAACTTCATTATCGTGTGAATATGGAAAAATTAATACCATTTACATCGCCGAAAATATTAGGAAACGAGGATCTAATGGCATCTCTATGTGACCACATGTTTGGAAAAGATATAAAAGATAAGGAACAACTTGATAGTTCTGAATTAGCTGATATGTATGGCGATCTTATTAGACATGAATTAAAAAGAGGCCTGAAAAATTCCAATGCTGTTAAGGATGAGGATCTTAGAGAGGCATTGCTTACAATTAAGGATGTAATGAATGATAATCCACGACTTACAGAAGATCTTCATAGCGGCAATATTATGTGGCGTATCACCGGACATATCCCACAATTGGTATTAGTAGATCCACTGGCATAAGGATATCATGAGATCATATGTACAAGGTCAATATAAACCTATAAATCCTAGCAAATATGTAGGTACCTATCCTATAATATTTCGTTCTTCCTGGGAACATAAAGTAATGGTTATGTTCGATACAAACCCAAATATATCAAGTTGGGCAAGTGAATCCTTAAAAATCCCATATCAAAATCCATTTACTGGTAAGTACACTGTGTATGTGCCTGATTTTGTAGTTACTTATGTGGATGCTAAAGGTAATCAGAAAGCAGAGATTATTGAAGTAAAGCCAGCCAAGGAGACTTTCTTAGAACAAGCAAAGTCCCAACAGGCTAAGGCAGCGGTCGCATTGAATACTTTCAAATGGGCAGCAGCGCAAGCGTTTGCTCAGCATCATGGTATGACATTCAGGGTTATGAATGAAGGCAATATTTTTAATAACCCGAAAGGTAAAGCTTGATGACTAAGAAATTGAGATTTTATGTTTATGCATATTTAAGGAAGACTGACCTAACACCATATTATATCGGTAAAGGAACTGGTAAACGTATCTATGATAGAAATCACAGAATTGGTATACCAGAGGATAAATCTAGAATAGTTTTCTTAGAAACTAATCTAACCGACATCGGCGCCCTTGCAATAGAGCGTCGTTTGATACGTTGGTATGGCAGGAAGGATATAGGTACAGGTATCCTACGAAATATGACAGATGGCGGTGATGGTGCTGAAGGTTATCGTCACTCAGAGGAAACAAAGAGAATTATATCAATTAATACATCAAAATGTAATAAAACTCGTATGGAAAGTCATAAACGGGCAGCATTGACACGTACAGGACACCCCGGTTATCTCAAGTTTCATACTGATGAAGTTAGAGAAATAATTTCAAAATCGTCTAAGGAACGTTGGGCAATTAAATCTCCTGAAGAGAAAAAAGACTGGTTATTGAGGAGTATGTGTAATCCCGATAGTTATACTAAAGAACGAGCTGAAAGAATAAGTAAATCAACAACTGGTGTCAAAAAGACAAAAACGCCTAAATTATTACAGGCAGAACAAGATAGGAAAGATCGATGCACGCTGACAATGATAAAATATGGAGAACATAATAGAGGTAGAACACGGAAGCTTGTCGAAGGAAAGCGTGTCTGGATGGATAGGGAGATTCAAAATTACTAAAAAAATGGAAGATTTTTTTAACTTACCGCCCACTGAAGAGCCAGCGGTAGTGGAAGAATTACCTGCAAAATCTAGAGAGCAGCTTTTAATTGAAGCAAGTGCCATTTGTTCGGCTCTTTCTACAGCAGAGAAGGTAGATTTTGCATTACCGCCTGTTGTCGGTTTAGACGCACACGATAATGATATGGATGATATTGCCAGAAAGGCAGTAGACACATTCAATGATCTAATCGCACTTGGCGGCAATGTCCCGGATATGCATGCCGGAAAGATCTATGAAGTAGCAGGCCAGATGCTAAAAACAGCATTGGATGCTAAAAATGCCAAAGCAGATAAGAAATTAAAAATGATCGAGCTTCAACTTAAGAAAGTTCGCGCTGAACAGATTGATTTAGAACAGGGCAACGGCGAACGTAAACAGGCTGGTGGCGTTGAATTCGACAGAAACGTACTCCTAAAATATATAGTGTCTAGTAAATCAGAAAACTCTGATAAATAGTCGTATCACTGGAGTCATTATATGGCAGAAAAGAAATCATTCACATCATACGTTGCAGAAACAAAGACAGATTATAATTATGTCTTGAAATTTGCCGTACAAGAAATGTCCGACGAGATGATCGATATGCTCGAGTCGTGCTTAAAGAAGTACGAATTAGTAAAGGCATCGGCATTTAGAAAAACACCAATTCAAGAGAGTCCACTAGATTTTCCTAATATAAAGAACACACCGGTATTCACTTGTGATCTTACAATGGGATATCCTGCTTCGTTAGACTTTCTTAGAACATTCCTTTGTAACAATATGGGAATATCACCAGCCCAGTTAGCAGTATATTCTGACAATGATCCACGTCAAATCGAAACAGACTTGTATCTAGACAGAAATTCTCCAGAGTTTAAGAAGAAGTATAAAACAAGTTTAGGTAGTGATTACGAGGAAACAGAAACAGTTCCTTATGGTGAAAAATATAACACAAGTTTCTTACAGGAACTTGAGAAGGTTAGTAAGGAGCGATCAGTAACAACAGTTGTGAATCCATTGAGTCCATTGGAGAAGACTGATCACTCTACATTACCGAAGGATTATGATAAGTTCAATGATCCAAAGAATTTAAAGAAAGACGATGTAGGGCTTTTCGGACGTGTTAAGAAGCCTAACTTGATGAAAGTAGGAGTTCTATAATGAAAAGCATGAGACAACTAATTAACCTTATGGAAGGTGTGGTATCTATTCCGGGCGTAGGCCAGCAATTAGATGAAAAATCTAAATCTGAAAAACAAGCACGTTTTATGGCAGCAGCAGCTCACGATCCTAAATTTGCTAAAAAGACTGGTATGGATGCAAGTGTAGCCAAAGAATTCAATAAGGCCGATACCGGTACAAAACAATTAAGCAATGCCATGAAGCATAAGGAAGAAGAGAGTACTGAAATGGATGAAGGTGTTCGTCCAGGTACATACGAAGTTCCAACCGCGTGGCGTAAGGCACAGGGTCAGAAACCTTTGACACCTCAAGATGTTCAGCGTCATGACTATGAAGATAAAATTAGCAGCAAAGAAATGTTAGCTAAGAATAGTGGTCGCACACCACCTACACAAGAAGAAGGATGTATGGACGAAAGCGAAGGCTCTAGAGCAGGTGAATGGGCAATGATGCGTTTCGGCGAATTAACAAATTCATTTGTTGAACCTGAAGAAGCAATGGAAGTTGTTATGCGCGAATTGCAATCACAGGGCGTAAGTCAGGAAGATCTTATGGCAGCTGAAGAAGCAATTATGTCTTCTTTTGGCGGCGAAGAACAAGGCATGGGCGATGGAGAACCACAGGGTTCCTATGATATGTCCGATGATGCCGATGCTCTAGCAAGTGCAGGTCACGGATCTGATGAAGATTATGGCGACTATGGTGGACACGATGATTTCGAAGAAGCTCTGGATTTAAATAATGGTTACGATGATGTTAATAATGCATCGGGCAATGATTTCTTTCCAAATGGTGCTGATAGTCCTGTTGTAAGAAAGGTAGGTCCTTCTGGCGCACGTCAGGGCGATAATCCAGAACAGAAGAAGATGCAGGTAGCCGAAGTTCATAAAGAACTTGTTTATGGCTATAGAAATTATCTTAACGAAGCCGCAGCTCAAAAAAAAAAGTTAACTGAAAGTCATCAAGTCTCTGATTTATCCATACAGGATTTTTACGGTGACTTTGACACGAGTTCTGATAGTATTGAATACAATGGCACTATCAACGTCCACGGAAAAGCGTTAAACAGACAGGGTAAACCTGTTGAAATAGGATATGATGTTGAGATTGCATCATCTGCTTCTGTAGAATGGGAAGAAGACGAAAATCCAACTGGATGGAATTACAAGAGTGATCAGCCAACATATACATCCTCGGTATATGCATCTGCTGGTACACCAGAAGTAAGTTCGGTTTCGTTTATTCCTGATCAAGAATTTTATATTGATGGTGATGCATATTCCATTCAAGATGCATTAAAGGAAATTGATCCTTCGGTAATCAAACAACTTTTACATCCTACCCTATATGTAAATCTATTAGGTTCAGCATTTGATAAGCAGGCAGAGAATATCGAGCCACCGGAACCAGATTTCAATGAGCCAGATTATGGTGGAGATGACTACTAAGATATGGCAATTTACCAAGACGATAAACTTGTAAAGCGTGCCTATACTAAGGTAACGTATACCAAGGAACAGATTGACGAATTAAAGGCATGTATGGACCCTGTAACGGGCCCGGAATACTTCATCACTAATTTTATGTATATCCAGCATCCGACGCAGGGTAGACAAAGATTATCGCTATATCCTTTCCAAATAGAACTAATTCATACCTATCACACATATAGAAAATCTGTAAATATGGTAAGTCGCCAAATGGGTAAGACTACTGTGGCAGCGGGTTATCTATTATGGTTTGCAATGTTCAATGATGATGCAACTATTCTTGTTGCATCTAACAAATACGATGGTGCTCAGGAAATTATGCATAGAGTACGATATGCATATGAATCCGTGCCCGATCATATACGTGCAGGTGTAAAATCCTACAACAAACGCTCCATCGATTTTGATAATAATTCTCGAATTGTAGCAACTACCACAACTGAAAATACTGGTCGTGGTATGTCCTTATCACTTGTTTACTTAGACGAATTTGCATTCGTGGAACCTAATATAGCCAAAGAGTTTTGGACTTCACTATCACCTACATTGTCAACCGGTGGTAAGTGTATTATTACTTCTACTCCAAACACTGATGAGGACCAATTTGCTGACATCTGGTTCGGCGCCAATAAATTAGTAGATGCCAATGGTAACGAAACTATTATTGGTGTAAATGGATTCCGTCCATATGTATCTACATGGGAAGCACATCCAGATCGTGATCAAGCATGGGCCGATTCAGAATTTGCCGCATTGGGTGAAGATAGATTCTTACGCGAACATAAATGTCAATTCATTACGTTCGAAGAGACACTTATCAATCCAGTTAAGCTTGCACAATTAGAACCATCTCAACCTATTCGTAAAACAGGACAAGTTCGTTGGTATTCAGAAATTCGTCCACAAATGACATATGTTGTTTCACTTGATCCTTCAATGGGCACAGGTGGAGACAATTCTGCAATACAGGTTATTGAATTACCTACGCTAGTACAGGTAGCAGAATGGAGCAGTAATAAGACTCCGATTGAAGAACAAGTCAGAACAATGAAGAAAATTTTGCAAGAACTGCGTGATGCTGGTAATCCAGAATTATATTGGTCTGTAGAAAGTAATTCATTAGGAGAAGCTGCATTGGTAGTTATTCGTGATACAGGTGAAGAAAACTTCCCTGGTACAATGTTGCACGATCCTAAAAATAGATTACAAGGTAAGACTGGCCGTAGAGCAGGATTTGTTACAACAAATAAATCAAAACTCGAAGCTTGCGCTAAATTGAAATTCTTAATTGAATCAAATAAGATGAAGATAAACTCGCGTGGTTTATTATCAGAACTCAAGGTATTTGTGTCTCGTGGTAATACATTTGAAGCACGTATTGGACAGACAGATGATTTAATCATGGCTATGATTTTAGCGGTCAGAATGACTGATTATATATCGACATGGGATGATAAGTCTCAAGCTGCAATTAATAGTAACATATCTGAATCTAGTGACTCGACATTTGATTCGCCCATGCCGATATGCATCTAATGCTTGAATAAGATAAATAAGAGAAACAAGGATTTAGTATGGTAGAAATGGATGATCTAGCAGGAAAGGTGTTTGCACTTTTGAAGGGCAATGGCCTACAAGTGAAGATCTTTGATGATGCCGGTGCAGAAACTACTGATCCAAATACGGGCCGTAGATTCTTCGTTGTTGATCCAAACATTATGATAACAATCGATGAAGATAGTAATTGTATTGAATTCAGTAAAGGTTCTACAGTTGATGACTCCATTGATGGATTACAGAAGAATATCCGCAAGATAGCAGACGAATTCTTAATGAACTCAAATATTAAGGTCTTTGGTAAAACAATTCAGCCCAGAGATTATGCCTATCAGGCAAAGATGAAAAAGGAAACTAACATGAATACACTAGCGGAAAGTTTGAGCAGGATGTTTGGCTCTGCAAGAACATCACAACAGACATTAGAAAATGTTAGAATCTTAGTAAAGCACAAGACTCCTGTAGATGAAAATGTTCGTGGATCTCGTACACGTCATATCAGTGCAATCTTTTTAGAGTGCAATGGTGAACGTATGCGTTTTCAACACAATTATCTTCCGGGCGCAAGAGCTATGGCACAACATATGGCGCATGGCGGATCTATGGGAGATAAGGTTGGCTCATATATTAGTGAGAGTACTGGCCAACTGTTAACACTTCAATCGTTCAATCGTTATGTAACAACTAACAAGCTCATCAACGAAGACAGTTCTGGAATCGTTGATACAGTTAAAGAGAATATCGAAACTCTACGCACTGAGTTAAAAAAACTTACAGGCTCAAAGACATATGAAACAGTTAAGGCACGTTTAGAAACATTCGAACGTGAACCACTCGCTGAAGATGATACAAGCCAGTTAAAGGAACTTTTTACTATTCGTCGCTTCGATGAAAAATTTGAAGGCGTACTTCCTATTATCAAACAGCTTGTACAAGAGAAAGATACCTTCCATAAGCGCATTGAAGAAGCTGCCGGGAATATCGTTATTATACGTCGTGAGGCACTAAATACTACTCCGATGTTTGAATTCGCTAGTGAGAATGCTCGCTTAGGATTCAAGTTAAATGAATTTGCATTGCGTATCATGGAAAATGATGAGTTATCTGGATTCGTTAATAAGATTGGAACAAAATTATGTAAAGAGGGCACGGTAAATGATTTCGAACGTGCTGTTCTTAGACAAGTCCTTGAAAATGCCAAAGTAGAAGAAAAATCTAAAGAAGGCAAAAAGGATATCAAAGAGGCTGCAGACCTGGTAGCACACTTTGATAAATATGATTACAACTTCTTTTAAGAAGTTCTTGACAAACACACAAGGTTTTCGTACAATAGCTACATACGAAGACCTTAGCAGGTAAGATGCGAAAGGGCTTAACGTGACCCGAGTAGATCGTAGCTCGATTAAAAGCGTTTAAAATTTAACAAAAGCACAGGAAAACAAAATCATGTCAAAAACTCTCGACGAAATCCGTAAGAAATTACAAGCACTAGACACACGTAAAGGCCCAGCAGGCCAAGGCAGTGGCGATAAGACAACATACGCACACTGGAATATCCCCGAAGGTACATCTTCAATTCACCGATTCCTCCCTGACGCAAACGAAGATAACACATTCTTCTGGGCAGAGCGTCAAATCTTCAAATTACCTTTCCCTGGTATCAAGGGTCAAGACGAGAACAAGCCAGTTATCGTTCAAGTTCCGTGTATTGAAATGTGGGATGGCAAGATGACTTGCCCAATCTTGAATGAAGTTCGCCCATGGTGGAAAGATGAATCCCTTAAGAAGACAGCAAGCACATATTGGGTCAAGCGTACCTATTTCATGCAAGGATTCGTAAAGCAGGATCCAATGAACGAATCTGAGACACCAGAAAATCCAATCCGTAAGCACATTATTGGCCCACAACTTTTTGCAATCATCAAGGCTGCATTAATGGATCCTGATATGGAAAATAGTCCTGTTGATTATGTTAACGGAACTGACTTCATTGTGTCAAAGACAAGCAAGGGCGGCTATGCCGATTATGGTACTTCTAAGTGGGCTAGAAAAGAATCTAGTCTTACTGAAGAAATGCAAGCAGCAATTGCACAATATGGATTGGTAGACTTAGCAACATACTTGCCTAAGCGTCCTACTCCAGAACAATTAGCAATTATGTTTGAAATGTTCCAAGAATCGTTGGATGGTGAATTATATGATCCAGCACGTTGGAGCCAACATTACAAGCCATTCGGCTTCGATGCAGGCCCATCCGATGATGCAGATGGTGGTGAAGGTAAGAGAGCATCACGCCCGACTTATGCGCCACGCCCAGCAGCAGTAGTCCCCGCACCTGTGGTTGCTAAGCCTGCACCTCTTATCGTACACGAAGATGCTGACGAACCACCATTTGAAGCAGATGCTCCGGCCGAAGTAGTCAAGGAAACAGTGGCAGCAACAGCGGCACCTACAGCAGGAAAGTCTCCGCAAGAAATCTTAGCAATGCTAAGAAATCGCAATAAGTAAATCTTAACAGCGGGACGGCTAAATACCGTCCCGTACATCTTTAGGAGAACCTATGGCCAAGCCATTTGACATTTCAAAGTTTCGTAAAAACTTAACAAAAAACATTACAGGTATTTCTACAGGATTCAATGATCCAGACACATGGATTAGTACAGGATCTTATGGACTTAATTTCCTTATCAGTGGAGACTTCTATCGCGGAGTCCCGATGGGTAAGGTAACGGTATTCGCAGGAGAATCCGGCGCAGGTAAATCTTATGTTGTTTCTGGCAACATAGCAAAGGCTGCACAAGATCAAGGTATTTTTGTTGTCATGATTGATACTGAAAACGCACTTGATGAAAAGTGGTTAAAGAATATAAATGTAGACACAAGTGAAGAAAAGATGCTTCGTATTGGTGCATCAATGATTGACGAAGTTGCTAAAATTGTTCATGATTTTGTCACTGACTATAAAGCAAATCATCTTGATTTACCAAAGGAACAGCGCCCAAAGATCTTATTTATTATTGATTCAATTGGTATGTTACTAACACCAACTGAAGTAAATCAATTTCAGGCAGGCGATATGAAGGGTGACATGGGTCGTAAAGCAAAGCAATTAAAGGCTTTTGTTTCGAACTGTGTAAATATGTTCGGCGATCTAAATATCGGTATGGTTGTAACAAACCATACATATGCAAGTCAGGATATGTTTGATCCAGATGATAAGATCTCAGGCGGTTCAGGATTCATGTTTGCTTCGAGTATTATTGTTGCCATGAAGAAATGGAAGCTCAAGGAAGATGATGAAGGAAACAAGGTAACTGAAGTTAGGGGTATTCGTGCAACCTGCAAGGTTGTTAAAACTAGATACTCTAAACCTTTCGAATCCATCAAGATTGATATTCCTTGGGAATCAGGTATGAATCCACTTTCTGGATTGTTTGATTTATTCTTAAAGTCTGGTGCATTGGTGAAGGATGGTAATAATTATATATTCACATCAAAGAAAACAGGCAAAGTTATTAAACAGTATAAGAAAGCATGGAACTTAGATGAGGAAAGTATGAAAGAAATCATGAATGAGTTTACTCAGGATGATTTACATGTTGTTATTGCAGATCCGGTAGAAGAAAAAGTAGTTTTAGGAGAATAATTATGGTTAACGAGAATCATGAACTGATTATGGAATTGTGGGCTCGCATCAAGTCCCACATTGCTCCAAAGGAACGTTTAGAAGTAGCAGATATCCTTGTAGTAGTATTTGATGAATTTAGTTTAGTAGATGAAGAACTTCTTGACGAAGACCTCGATAAAGAGCTTAGAGCTGCTGCCCGAAGCCACTTATCGGAACCGATTGAAGATGGTGAGGATGACAACTATAACGATTATGATGGCGAATAAACAATCAGCCACCGAGTTTGGTGAGGCATTAATTTTAACGATCAATAGCAAGGATGCTCAAAAATCTTACACGCAAGTCCAGCAGTTTAGAGAAAATATGAAAGATGTGACTGTGGGTGCCGACTACGTATTATGGATTTCTGAGCCTGCAAATCTGACTAAGGTACATAAGGCTTTGGCAGATGACTTAGGAGTCCCTCCACGTGCTATGGCAATTAAAAGAGTGTTAATGTCACGAACTCAAAGAGCAGTATTGTTAGTCCAGGCAATGGAAATTGCAATTAGGCGGGTGCATCAATTGTGAGCAGCTGGTATTACAAGGTCACTGCTGATCTATCTAATGTAACAGGTTTTATAGATTATTATGAACTAGAATTAGAACAGGCTAGATTAGAATTATCTTTAAAAGGTAAATCTTTAGAACGCCATGCTGCGGAATTACCCGGCTTAGTTGAACAAAGATTTGCACAATTACAAGAAATAGAAGCAGTCCTTGAATACCTAAATATTAAATTAAAGCAGGAGCGGTCTGCCGAATTTAAGAAGTTTCTAGAAGCATACAATAAAACTTTAAGTTCTAGAGATGCAGAAAAATATGTCGATGGTGTGCAAAGCATTGTCGATACCACGTTGCTAGTCAATGAAATTGCTTTGTTACGAAATAAGTTCTTAGGAATAAGTAAAGGTTTTGAGGCAAAGAATTTCATGACTGGGCATATTATAAAATTACGAGTTGCAGGACTCGATGATGCGAGTGTCTAATGGCAACAACAACTTTACAAATACTGGATGAAGTAAACATTCGATTTACTGATCTAGACGTAGTCTGCCGTCGCAAGATGGTGCAGGCATTAGAATTTATACTTCCGTATGCACGACATACGCCAGCCTATAAACTAGGTAGATGGGATGGCAAAATGTCTTTCTGTGACATTGGCGGCCGCTCCTATGTAAATTTACTTGATAGACTCTTACCAATTGTTCAACAGCATGGATATGAAGTTGAAATCGATGATCAACGCATACCCGGTGAAAACTTTGAATTTGAATTGGTTAAGGAAGATACCTATAGTCACATTTGCTGGCCTAAGGGTCATCCATATGCCGGCGATCCCATCTTAATTAAAGAACATCAGCTAGAAGTAATTAACTCCTATCTTGAGAACATTACAGGTATTAACATCGCCCCAACAGGGTCGGGAAAGACCCTAATTACGGCGATTCTTAGCCACAAGGTTCAGCCTTATGGTCGTAGCATCGTTATTGTTCCCACCAAGGATTTAGTCACGCAAACCGAAGAAGATTATATTAATATGGGATTAGATGTGGGTGTATTCTTCGGAGACAGGAAAGAGTATTTAAAAACCCACACAATATGCACATGGCAAAGCTTAGAAAGCCTGGCAAAGAAATCAAAAGAACGAGATTTAGAGATCGATATAAACGCTTTCTTCGAGGGAGTGGTTTGCGTTATTGTGGACGAGGTACACAAGGCCAAAGCAGATGTATTGAGAAAGCTATTGTCGACCTATTTGGCCAATGCGCCGATTAGGTGGGGCTTGACAGGTACAATGCCCGAAGAAGAGGCAGATAAGGTCGGTGTGGTTGCTTGTATTGGTCCATTGCTAGGACAGATTAATACCAGGGAATTACAAGACCTTGGCATACTTGCAAAATTGCATGTGAATATATGGCAGATGCAAGATTTGGGAGAAACAGCATTTAGCAATTATCAAGCGGAATTAAAATGGCTTACAACGAGTCAAACTAGATTAAAGTTTCTTGCAAAAGAGATTATTACTATGTCCGAAACGGGCAACACTCTTATATTGGTTGATCGCGTACAGACTGGAGAAATGTTACAATTACTTATACCAGATTCGATATTCGTTTCTGGTAAGATGAAGTCAAAAGATCGCAAGGCAGAATACAAAGAGGTCCAGGAGGTTGACGGAAAGGTTATTATAGCTACCTATGGTGTAGCGTCTACAGGCATTAATATTGTCCGTATTTTTAACCTTGTCTTATTTGAGGCTGGAAAAAGCTTCGTCAGGGTAATTCAAAGTATCGGTAGAGGTATTAGAGTTGCACCTGATAAGGACTTTGTGAACGTATATGATGTATGTTCAAATTGTAAATTCTCTAAGCGACATTTGACAAAGAGAAAGAAGTTTTATACAGAGGCACAGTACCCATTTAGTATTAAGAAGGTAGATTATTAATGATTATCTATACAAAAATTTCTTATGGTTATATCGAATTATTAGATACGTTCTTTAGAGCAAATGATCTTATTGTTAAATGCACCGAAGGCGAACCAGATATACATAACAGGTCCCTTGCTATATTAGAATATGAAGATAATTCAGATACGGCATATAGCATCACATTTATGTCTGTAAGGCATCTTGGTTTTGAAAATATGCTCTGTGATTATCTTATTCGATGTGGTATAATGCCTGCAAGAATTGCTATAGGTAAGTTGGAAATAAAAAGAGATATGGAAGAGCTTGATAAGAAATGGGAAGAGCATAGAAAACTAATAGGACTGGCAAGATAGGAATTCTTGACTCTAATATATAAACATATTATAATACATAATGTTTTTAAATAACAAATATACTAAGTGGTACACTACTATAATAACTAATGCAGTACATAGAGAACCGTTATTAGAATATATAGAGCGACATCATATTTTACCAAAAAGTCTGGGCGGCTCGAATCATAAGAATAACATTGTTGAATTAACTGCTAAGGAACATTTTGTATGCCATTTGTTATTGACCAAAATGGTTATCGGTGTTCAACGGCGAAGTATGGTTTTTGCAGCAAGGAATATGCTGTATGGTAATACCTCTCAACAAAGAGTAAGAATTACTGGAAAGATATATGAAATCATAAAAAGAGATGCTGCTTTGGAAATTTCAACAATGAATAGTGGCAAGGCAGCATGGAATAAAGGGCTACCTGGGAATTTTACAGGAATGAAACATTCTAGCGAAACACGGAAATTAATGTCTCTATCACAGGCTGGTTTATCAAAACCGAGAACCGTGCCTACATCCGATATAACACGAGAACGAATCAGTATAACAAAGACAGACAAAACACGAGCACCATTTAGTGAAGAATGGAAGAAAAATATAAGTATAGGCACATCGGGCGATAAGAATCATAATTTTGGTAAAGAATTTTCTATCGAGACCAGATTGAAACAATCTATTTCTGCAAAGAATAGATTGCCAATTATTTGCCAGTGTGGGAAATCTGTATCTCCGTTAAATTATAAAAGATGGCACGGTGATAATTGTAGGAATAAAATTAAGGATAATAATGAAAATATTGACAGAAATGAATCGGGCCTATGAACTCGACAAGATCCCAAATGAGGTGGAAGATGTGCGATTTTGTGTACTTGATTATTCAGATCCTAAAAATCCAGATTATTTCTTTATACCACTTATCTTTTTGGAAAGCTTCTATGCACCAGCAGTTGTATTACAGATTGGTAAATTCACAGTTCAGATGCCATTAGATTGGTCTATACTTGTATGTGATGCTGATTATAGTGATTTAGAGTTAATGCCATTAACAAGTCTTAATGATAGAGGATTCCATACTATGGTATATAATCCGCTTAGGCATATGGTGCCAAGACCACAAGAAGTAAATATCACTAACGTATATGCTGAAGTAAAATGGTATTTTCCTAAACTAAAGAATGGTAATATCTTAGTGGTGCCTGTAGAAGATACAGAATTCCCTAATTGTGTTTTATTTGTTAAAGAAATAAACAAGCTACCAGATGTTATTGATATTGGAGCACTCTTTGAGTAATGAAATAGAAGATTGGTTAAATGGATTCCGTGAAATGAATCCAGATGCCAATATCGAAGAAGAAGTAAAGGTAAAAACATACAAGAATGATTTATTCAAGGATGTGTTACCAGCATTAGATCGCGGTGATAAGAAATTCTATAGTAGACTTACTGATGAACAGAAGAAAGATATATCTATTTGGCCACTAACACGATGGATGAGTTCTACAGCAAGTAATTCAGCAGATCGTTTATACACTGTGAATGAGGTTGTAAATAGAGATTCCAATCTCTTTAGTGCCAAGAAATCTGAAAACGCATTAGAAACAAACAAGCATAAAGAACTACAATGGATGCTTTTAGCAATGTCCGGAAGTGGTAAATCAGAACGGCATATTTGGCCTGGCGCACCACGTGGCGCAACAAAAAGTTTATTAGAAGAAGCAGTATTATCTATCTATCCATTATTGAAAGACGATGATCTTGAATTATTACTTCATTTAAACACACAAGAAGAATTAATAGAACTTTTTAAAGATAACGGATATGATGACAAATCTATCAAAGAATTATTCAAAGGCGATGCTAAGAAGTAAACTTACATAATTCATAATAAGAAATATTCAGTGATTTACAGGCTTCTCTTTTTGTTGGATAACATATTCCGTTCACTATCACTGATTTAGCATTTGGATTATCTTTTCCGGTAGCCTGAAATCCTTTCCTTCCCTGCCAAGCAATCGATCGTGTTTTTATAAGATTAATCGCAACATCTTTTCCATATATTTCTTCGTATGATTTTCCCTTCGTGGAGATTGACATACCTTTTCTACCATTTGATTTTCCTGATTTAGAAAGACTATTATTTTTCTTATGTTGTTCTGTTTGTGGGCCTCGCGGAATACCTTTTGTTGCCTTTGATCTTTTTATATTAGATTCTACTGATTGATGTGTCCCGGTATGTATAACTGATATATTTTTAGAGAATTCTTCCTTCACTATTTGATATATTCTACTAGATGGGATATACCTATTCTTACCACATAACATCATATTAGAAGCAAAAGCCATCTTTCTTCTGTTATAGCCGACTGTCATCCTGACAAGTAGAAGATGGCATACGAAATGTTCCCTGGCAGTAAGTTTAACTATGTTCTCTTGTATATCGGAACCACCTAGTGATTTGGGCACGATATGATGTTTTTCTATATAGCTGTCTATAGAAATTCTTGACTTAGCATTATTGATTATGCTAAAATAACATTTAGTATATTTGTTATCGATAAATATCACGCTGATTGCTCCTTGAAAGCGTTAGAGTAGTTGGATATTGATAGTATCGCGAACTACACTTATTTATCATTTAAATACACAATATGGCAGCTTTATCTACTATGCAACAACTGAATATATGTAAGTATTGCAATAAATCCTTTGCTAAACTCGCGACTTTGAACACACACGTCTGCGTTAAGAAACAGCGTCAACTCGATATAAACACAGCAGGATCACGATTTGGGCTTCGAGCATTTCAAAAGTTCTATGAACTAACAATGCAATCCAAGAAGCCTAAATCAATTGATGAGTTTATTAACAGCCCATATTACATTGACTTTGCTAAATTCGGAAATCATTTAGCAGCACTGAAACCATTATATATTGACAAATACATAGAATTTGTTATTATGAACGGTGTAAAGTTAAAAGACTGGACAAAAGACTTTGTCTATGACACATATATCATTGATGTAATAAAGAAAGAACCGTCAGACAGTGCCACTGATCGTTCAATTACAGAAATAGTAGAATGGTGCGATAAAAATCATATTCCTTTTAAAGACTTCTTCTTTAGTATATCTACAAATGAAGGAGCATATCTTATTAGGACGGGTAGAATAAGTCCGTGGGTATTATATCTATCTCCGAGCGGTGAACAATTAATGAGTCGATTTAATGAAGAACATGGCAAGATGATTGCCGGCATCATCGATGCAGCATATTGGATGAAAATATTTAAGAAGTCTGAAGATGATGTGGAATATATTAGAACGCTATTGGAGCAATCAGGGTTATGAGAGAAATCCAATTATATAAATGGAACATAACAAAGCTTCAGTTTTTAGAATGGGTGTCGGAAACTAATGCTGATGTCTACAGAGTAACATATGACGATGTGCATCCTATAGATAGACATATTGAATACGGTTTTGCTAATGATGAAGATTTCTTAGCATTCAAATTAAAATTTACAGAATATAAACCCGAAATGGTGGGATATAAAGGTAAGACGACTCTCGATACATCACTTGTCTACTGCCCTTACATTCCTTTGTTAAAATGAAAAAAGTAACAACAGACGTAGACGTAGACGTATTTGGTAGAGAAGATATCTTAAAAGGTATCGAATGCATCTATGGTCGCATTGATAGGGCCGATGATAAGTTTGAAAAGCATCCAACAGGTGTTTACTTCCAAAATATTCCACGCGATCCTATCACAAATATGTCTACAGTTGATCATCGAATTGCAAGTGATTATGGATACTTTAAGATTGACTTTCTAAACGTCAATATGTATGAAAATGTTCGCAGTGAAGAACATCTACTTGAACTGCTAAACAAAGAACCACCATGGGATTTCTTCGAGTTCGAGGAAATTACTGATAAATTATTCCATCTTAAGGGATATGGTTATCTATTACAAAAGTATAAACCACAATCAGTTGAAGATTTAGCAATGATACTTGCTATTATTCGTCCATCAAAGGCTCATCTACAACAAAGTAGTTGGGAAGATATTAGAAAAGATGTGTGGGTAAAACATGCTGGTGACACTAGTTATCAGTTCAAAAGAGCGCACGGAATTGCCTATTCTCTGGCTATTATTGTAAATCTAAATCTGATGATAGAGAAAATGTCTAAGGACTAATCAGCTCTTCGAATTAGTTGTATTTGGCGCTTCTTGATGCGCTTTTTCATTATGTTGTTTAGACTGGTTAATGAACCAAACATAATGTCGATGTCTTTGTTTACGACAGTTTTCATACAATATCTAAACGGTAGCATTTGACCTTGTAAGAATATGTTGATAGGTAATAGTCTATTACTTTCCCACCACCATATCTCGCCTAGTTCAAGAAATAATATTTTCTCTTCGGGCGAACGTAAGGCTTCATAATCGTAGAAGCTTATAATTTTGTCATCAGAATTTTGAATGATGCCGATATATTCGTGCACCTGGCATCGTAGTCCGGTTAGGAATGGGAATTTTTCTTTAACTTCTTCAAGATTTATCATACGAGTTATTTATATGTTTTAGAAAGGGGTGAAACTTTTTTTGATGTTCTTCTTGATAAATATACAAAATGACTAACTATCTCGACATTATCTGGGAACTCTCGTTAAAGAATCAACCAGCAATTGATTACATTACTCTATGTGGTTCGGCAGTCTCGCGAGAGTTGGTAGATGGCTATATCGAAAAACATCATATTTTACCTAAATGTATCTGTAACGATAATACTCAGAAATTAGATAAAAGTAATCTAGTTGTATTGACAGCCAGAGAACATTTTTTAGCACATCAACTACTTTCTCAAATGTTTATTGGCCAGACAAAGAGAAAGATGTTATACGCATTATCAGGACTATGTTTTAGAAAAAATGGTGAACAAATATTCAATGCGGATGAATATGCGATCATTAAAGAAGCATCAAGAATAGCAAAACGCGGTATTCCATTAACTGAAGAGCATAAACAAAAAATAAAAGACTCGTTTGCTATTTTTAATCCTAATATCGGTAGAAAGATATCCGATGAAACAAGGCTCAGACAGAGCAATGCCAAGATGGGAAAACCACATTTACATTCTGATGAAACTCGTGTTAAATTAAGTCTTTCTAAATTACAAAAGCCGGATGTGGTTTGCCCACATTGTTCTAAGATTGGCCGCCCCGGCGGCATGGAACGATGGCATTTTAACAATTGTAAATCGGTAAATAAATAATGGATATAACTTTTCACAAGGTATTTTTATATGATCACGTTAGACAATTACTCGCAGTCGATGATATCTTCTGCCCTCTTCGGGATAATGGGCCTATGAACAAAAATCCTATACTGGCACATAAAGGAATTGACAATCGTATTATATTCAGAGCACTAGGCCCTGATAGGGTGCCAGTTGATATTGCCTGCACTCAACAGGTATATGCCAGAATTATTGATGTAATGAATAATACAGTTGCATTAGAAAAACTATGTAGATTAGGTCCAGCTAAAGGTCTCATTACATTAGAACTCGACAGTGGAGACATTGTAGATGTTGCTCCGGGACTATATCAAATGGTTCTTATTAGGACGGAAGAATTTGTTTCAAATATTCCTGGATACTATATTGAGAAACCGTTATACAGCGACATGAACGATAATATTTCTATGGAAATAGAGATTACAGAACAAGCGTTCAAGGCACCATTGCCTAGCATTACATTGTTGCCGAAAGATTGGACGCCAGATATTTTATCTCCAGTTATGGGCGCACCACGTCCGTGTTTCTATACTCAGCGAATTGCTGGTGGCAGAATACTTAACCATAAAGAATCGGTCCAATCATTCTCTACATACACAGAAAACTTTACAGGTGTATTAGAAACTTGGGGAACACTAGAAGAAACACCAGATGCATATCTTAATGATTTACGTTGGTTTAAGATTTATCCATCATCTATGTCTCAGGATATTGAATTCACAGGATATACAGGTACACAGGCGTGGACATTTTCAGCGAATTTTCTCTGGCTCAAATTTAGATATTTTCCCTCTACCGCTGTATTAGATCCGGGCAAGTTTTCAAAACTAATTGTTAGAACATAATTGACTTTCGTTATAGCATATGCTATAATTACTGAATGATTATCATAGATGTCTTGAAAGACGCAATTCTTGCCAACATAGGTCCACTAAAGCAGGCTCCTAAAGGATGGAATAAGCGTCATTGTCCACTTTGCCATACGCAAGGTCACGGCAAAGACACACGCAATCGTTTCGGCATACAATTCAATCCACAATCTATTTTAACAAATTGTTTCAATTGTGGGTTTTCCTCTGGATATACTGAAGGCAAAGAATTATCTAAATCATTCAAATTCTTCTTAAGTCATTTACATATTGATGAAAAGTTTATTGAACAAATAGAATTTGAAATATTTAAACAAAAGAATCAAATA